ATTTGCCTCGGCAACCGTATCAGCTGCAATTATAGTTCCTGTTACTGAGTTTGTATCACCAGTTGTTAGCACTGTACCAGTGGCATCAGGAAAAGTGATAGTACGATCTGCGGTTGGATCGGTAACAGTAAGAGTTGTCTCACTTCCATCATCAGTTGCACCCTCAAATACTATGGTAGCACCTGTAGAAGTAATAGTATCACAAGTTAAAGCACCTAATGTGGTTGTACCAGCACCCAATGTACCAGTAGTTACTAAGTTTTCATTAACGAAAGTGATCTCACCAGAACTATCTGTAATAGAACCAGCTGCAACTGTCATGGTGCCAGCAACTACTGTAGTAGTATTTAAAGTAGTATTTGCAAGAGTTGTAATAGTTGCAGATGTTTGTGTTCCACCAACCGCACCAGTGATTGTAGGAGTATTAATTACTGGGGAACCTAAAGTAACAACAGTTGCAGTAGAAGAAATACCACTAGTTAATGCAGAGCCATTACCTAGAGCAGTATAAATTTCAACAAAGTTATCGTTGATCTTATCTGCACCTATTCTAAGAGAATCACCAGTGCCGTCATCGGCGGCGGTTCCTATCCCAACTGATTGATATGCCATTAAATAACCCTTTCGTCTTCTTTATATTTATACAAGTTTTTTTAGAACCCTTCAAGAACATCATAAGTTTGAGTGGTATTATCAAATTTTGTTCTTGTAGCATTATCAAACGATTCTGCTTCAAACCCTATAGGTAAGAAAGCAGAAGCACTACCCATTAAACTAGAATGAGTTCCTATTTCAAAAGATATATTTTCCCCATTAGTTTCATCAATCATTAGTCCACCAGCTGTTTGATCTAATATCACTTCAGCATTTGATTCGACCATAACCTTATCACCCAAATCATTATTATCGGTATCTGTCCTATCGAATATAATATTATCACCAGCGTCAGTAGAAGAACCATCAGTTCCATCTAATACTAATTCTGTAATTGCTCTTTCATCCTGTAAAGCTAATCTACCAACAGGTCTGGTTGATACTTCAGTGGCTTGAGCATATGTTGGGAATATAGAATTTTCTCCCCAATTTGCGTTAGGTATTTCGCCATCATTAATACCAGATTCTATTTCTACTACTTGAGAATCTAATACTAGTTTAGAATAAAGGTTACTAGTAGAACCCACCTCTAAAAGAATATCGTTACCGAAACCATCAAACAATTCAGCCATCAAAGCACCAGTACCATCCTCTAAACCTATAACAGTACCATCTTCAGTCCCAAATTCATCTGATGCATCTAGCATTATAAAGTATTTGTAGCTCTGCTCCATTTTAAACCCGCCTGGAGCTATAGATTGTTCCAAGAGAATTCCAACATCATTGCTATCATCGAAACTTTTATATCGATCATTCTGTTCTTCAAATGTTAGATTGCTACCAGCAGAACTTTGCATTGCGTCTATACCATCAAGAACAATAAAACTACCATCATCTAAAGCACCTGTACTTTGATCGGAAGCAGTACCATCAAGAACAAATCTACCAAATTCAGAGTGTCTATTATAAAAACCTTCCATTACCATAATATCTGGACGTAAGAAATCATTCATAGGAAGGCCAACAATTATTTCTTCTGATAGCAAAACTCCACCATCATTACTTTCTGAATAGATATGAAAACCAGACTCCAACGCAATTATAAAATCAGTAAATTTATAGTAATCTTTAAATCCAACAGAAGTACCAATCATAAGATTTGAGCTGGATTCTAGCTGAATAGGTTCGCCACCAAATAAAATATCTCTAACGTCATCTTTTTCACCAACATCAACACCATCTAATAACAACTGATCTGAGTTAATGGTTGGGCCTCGTTTTCGTAGACCATCTTCTAATTGAATACTAGAAACACTAGAAGCATCTGTGAAAGCATCTAAAGATAATTTTGTCAAACCATAGTTAGTTAAGATTCTAGGTTTAGGAGGAGATAATTTAATTTTTAATTGTCTAATTAATAATTTATCTCTATCTATATCTCCGATACCAGCAGCTGCCTCAGACATTAATTTACCTACGGTAGCATTTTCTTGATCCATTATAATATTGCCGCCTAGAGCATTTTCAGAAATTATATTATCTTGACGATTAAGAATCCTACCGTCATCATCAATGGCATCTGTGACAATATGAGAACCAATGTGATTACCATCTTCGTGAACAATTTTATAAGGTGTTCCTGATCCATCAGTTCCGTTTAAAACAAGAGTGTTACTATCAGCATCTACAAGATTATAAACACCTAATGCAGTACCACTCAATACACAATAAGAACCACCGTCAAAAATCTCTCCTGTTTCTTGACTAATACTAGTTCCATCTAAAAGTATGTACGCAAATTCTCCTGTAACATCTACGTTATTTGTACCATCAGCATCAGTACCTTCTAGAATAATCTGATCTCCAGCATCCAGCTGAGAACCATCATCAGAACCAGTAACAAGAATATTGTCTCCGTCATCTTCTGAGTCTTCTGAAGCAATAGCACCAAGAGAATTACCACTAGAATCTGTTTCTAGTGCAGTACCAAATTCTGTTCCTTCTAAGGTAACTAGAAATTCAGCATCCCCGCCAGATTCTAAACGCAATTCTTGAAATACATTACCCTCTTCATAAACTATAGGAATACCTAACCTAGAATTAATTTTTAAATCAAACACACCTTTAAGTACAGATGCTAATTCAGAAGAGAATGTAGTTGCCGGTGCATCTACTCTACCCTCACCTGCTGCTGTTGGCATTGCCGCAGAAAGTAAAGTGGCAAAAGAAACTTTACCGAAAGCTGCAAACCCTGCTGGGTGTACTGCTCTTTTCAATTCGTTCATATAGTTTGCAACAGATTGTCCTATTCTAACTTCATAGGAAAAATCCTGATAATAATAGGAGTCTTGTATTCTAATAACATCTTCAGAAATTAGACTGTCTGTAGTTGAATACAAACCAACATCAGTTCCGACAAACCCAATAGTAGCAGATAATTTTGCCACGCTTGATGTAGAAATCGTTGCTACTGCTCCAGTGATTGTAGAAATGCTTTGGCCAGGAAAAAAGTCTACGGATTCATTGATCAAATTACCACCGGCATCTGTACCATCAAAATCTGTCTGATCTAATATAATATCTCCAGCTATGAAACTTTCATTTTCTGTTACAATTTTACCACCCAGATCAGTATCAGAAACACCAGCTGCAAGACCACTTTCTTGTTTAAAAGAACTACCTGTACGATCTGTTAAAGAAAGACCATCTAAAATAACAGCATCTCCAGTATCAACACCCCTGCCTGAAGCATCCGTATCATTAAAGACAATACGTATAGTCTCATCTACACCAGATATTATATGTGAATCAAGGATTATAGGATCGTCTGCTCCTATAGAATTAAAAACAACGGAAGATAAAGTATTTTGTTCTGGTTCGGGAGATTCTTCATCAATAAAACCTTCCCCTGCTTCTGAAACTAACCTAGACCTAGAAGAGCCTGAGTGATTGATAGTTTTATTCTCAAAAATATCATAAAACCCATTTACATCTGCTCCAGCAGAATTGCCGTCAATACCCTCTAATATAAGATGTTCTTTAACATTGACCTGTTCATTAGAATCTTGTCCTAATAATCTGCCACCGCCCACAGAATCTTCCATTGCGATATTATCACCAGCATCAACACCACCAGATGCTGTACTGTCTAAGGTTATTGCAAATAAAGATGTAATTGCTCTATCTGAAGCACCATCTTCTAGAAGTATACCTTCTTGGTCATCAACAACTCTAAAACTATCTATAGGAACACTAGTAGTATAACCCAACACACCTTCTGTTTTAACTTTATCTCCATTATTCAATGTCAGACCGTGGTTAAGGAATAAAGATGTCACTCTATAAGTACTATTTTCAGATGTTCCATCTAATATTAAGAAACCATCTTCATTTTCTAACTTAACATCATCGCCTTCCGTGGCAGGGATAAAAACTGACAGACTTGGAGTAACACTAAGATTATCACGTGTTAATTGGTCTTCACTTACCCAACCACCATCTGTATGATATTGTTCAGATGTTCCATCCAACTGAAATTTATCTTTTCTTTGTTGACGATTTTCAATATGTGGATGTGGTTCTACAAGGAAATCATTACCCTCATCATCAGATTGTTGTATAGCTTTACTACCAGCATTAGTACTCGAACCATCTGTTCCATCTAATAATATTTCATCACCAGCATTAGTACCACTTCCATCAGTACCTCCTGCTTCAATAAGAATTGATCCTCCAATTACAGTACCATCTAAAACAAATGGCATATCTCTGCTATGAAATTGGCCAAGAGATATGCCATTTGTTACACGATCAGTAATAGTGCTTAGCGACCCTTCACCATCTTGCCGCCTTTCTTCTAGTGCAAATCTTTCTTCTGTAATTAATGTTTGAGACTCATGTTCAAAACTTATTTGAGTATATTTTGAATCATCAGCATCTGTTACTACTTGATCGACAAATCCAAATCTTGGACTTTCTTGTACAGCAACACCAGTAGTATCTCTCTGGTCTATATCTCGGCTCTCAAGATTTTGAATACTATTATTTTCAATTACATTATTAGCTAAAATTCTACTAAAGACTAATTCTGTATTTTCTTCTAATTGTATATCTTGATTAACAATTGAATCCTCTTGTTCTAATTTAGTATAAATTGCATCTTCTATAGTTGTAGATAATACTTTAGTAGTATTATTAAAATTAGTAACGGTTCCAGTATGAGAAGATAAAATATTACTTTGACTAAAGGTTCCCGTTATACCTGTTAAAATAAAATTTGCTGGAACTGAAGCAGCGGGTGCAATTTTATAATTAAATCCAGCATCTTGAACTTTAACATCTAATATAGCACCAATATTTTTAGTGGTAGAAATTAGAGCTGCCCCTGACCCATACGCAGACCCAACCGTGATAGTAGGTAAGGAACTGTAACCAGAACCACCAAAGGTTATACGAGCGCCACCAATTTCTCCATAAGTAGAAAATGTGCCTTCTTCAAAAACTATACGATCACCTTCTATATCATCTAGTTTTAGTAATCTTGGAGTTGCAAGCTCTCCTGATACTCGAAAACCAGCATCAGTTGCAGAACTATCTGTGCCATCTAAAGTTACGAAATCTCCAGCCTCAGTGCATAAATCTATATCTGGAAAACTTCTTACAGTAGTTGGTTCCATAACAACATAGTCTGCTGAACCATCAGAAATGTCAGAACTTTCTGATAGAAATGCTCCACCAAGATAAGAAACTACAGCAACTGCTGTAACCGAAGCTTCATTGCCTGTAAATATTAATGGATCACCTATTCTATAGTTTGCTCCTGATGCAAAAACTATGACATCATCAAGATTACCTACAGATACCGTATTTACTATGGCAGTTGCTAAACCATTACCGACAGTATTATCAAGAGTTACAATATCTCCTTCATTATAAAGAATTCCACCACTTTCAATAACAGCACCTGTTACAATTTTTTGTATAGTAAATCTTTGTTCTACATCAGTGGTGACACCAATTGCAAAGACGGTTTCTCCATCAATAAACGTGCCATTTAATGTTATTAAATCTATTTCAAATTCACTAATAGAAAAAGCACCCTGAGAAAATCCTGTTGCGTTAACAACAAAAACTGTTGCTCCAGATGTGCGGCCTGTTAATGTTAGTCCTATAACTTCTGTACCAGAACTACCTGTTCCATTTGCACAACGTATAATAGATTTTTTATTCCATTTGCCGTCAGATGTTCTCAACATATATTTTGTAGGATAAAATACGTCAGCATCTTCTGCAAACATCATACGTAAAAATAATTTATGACCCTCTGAAGTACCTTTGGCTGCATAAAGGTCTTTAATATTTTTTATTAAATCTCTTTTTGATAATCCATCTGCTAAAGTTAGTGGTATGGTATCCATAAACTGTCTTTGCATTTCATCTAATACAAGAGCAGTTGTATTATCTGTATTTGCATAATCCATCATTTGTTGGATATTTTGTATAGGATTACCACGATAGGATTTTATAACAGAAGTCGCACCAGAGGTTGTGCCTGTTATTATTTCGCCAAGTTCAAATCTTTGGTTGGATGATATAAAAAGTCTAGGAATTGCATTTCCTAGATCATCTATCAGAACAGTAGCAGTTGCTTTTGATATGCTACCTGTAATAGTTTCGCCTTCTATAAATTTTCCAGTAGTGCCAACACCTTCTTCAGCAACAACCTTTTCATCATTTTCATCTAGAATATAATTTACACTTATTGTTTCTTGAATAATATTATTGATAATACCATCGCACTGGAGCTCTGCAGCTTCAAGAAATTCATAATACTGTTTGAGGAATTCTACAAATTGGGGATGATCGCTACGAATATAGTCAGGCATTTGCCCTTCTATAAGCGGAGAAATTTTTGTAACTAATCCTGAATCAAAAGGGGTCATCTTTAATAACTCGTATTACTAGCATAACTTGTTGAAGTTGTGTATGTAGTGCTTGCGCCTGCATCTCCTACTGCAATAGAATCAGGATCACCAGAAACTTTTATATTGACTACATCTAATTCTAAAATTTGATTACGTACAGGAACAATATCTTTAGAACTTGGAATAGCAGTTAACCTAATTTTTCCAGATGTTAATCCATCAACATCTGAAATAGAAGAAATAGTTATACCATTAATACTGATTTGGCCTGTAGTATAATTTACTGTTCCTGCTGCATTATTGTCATACGTTTTTACTATACCCACTAAATGAAATCGTCTAAGATTACCAGAACCATCTTCATCAAAGAAACTCTCTGTAGTTTCTGATCCAACTTTAAAACCAGAAGAACTAATAATACCGCCCGCACTTTTTGCGTGGCCAGGATGAGGATTGTAAAGTGCATTATTAAAATATAGATTATATTTCGTTACTTGATCAGCGCTAGCAGGAGTAAAGAATTTTGCTAAAGTAACATTAGTAATATTACTTAAAATAGAATCGTTTGTATCATCAATCAATCTACCAACAGCAGAATGACGGAAAACAATATTAAAACTTTTCAAATTAGAATTATTATAATTTCTTAATGTTGTGCTTACATCTGAAATTAAATCTTCTTTTGTTTTTGTGGTTTTACTAGAATCATATTTAAAATTTGTATTCAGAATAATATACGTAATTTCTGGATCAATGATAACTGGAGTGATAGAAGCAACATTGTATTTTTTTAAATCTGATACTAATAATGATTTCTGAGCATCTGTCAAATTATTTCCTGTAGTAGATTTGATAGAAATATAAACTCGACCATAAGATGCTGTGCCAGTCACCCCAAGACTAGGATCATAAGAACCAACGTCACCACCAAATACCATAACTGCTTGTGTCTGTGGAAATAGTTTTTTTGCATATACTTTATAATCTTCAGCAGTTACGCATCTTCCTTGAGAAGCATAATCTAATGGAGCATTTATTTTAATAGATGTTAAGGACTCCGGGCCCGAACCTCCGATTGCTTTATTAACAGTAGTAACTGTAATATCAGTTACAGTATCTACTGCACCAGAAGAAGCAAACACAGATGCTCCGTTTGCCGCTGATCTATTTGTTACAACATATTTAAGTAAAACAATGTTACCATTAGTAAGTGATTTACTTACAACACCATCTCCAAAGTATACTTCAAATTTTCCTGCTTCAACCTCTTGTAAAAAGTAAACATTACTTTTAGAAGAAAGTGCAGAAATGTCTACTGCTTTAGTAAAAGAAGTTGTCGAAGTGTCTGATGCTGAATTTTGTACTTCTACAGTAAGAGTGCTTGTATCTGAAGCTGCTTCTGGCATAACAAACCTCTGTTGAACATCATTAGAATCTACAGTATACCGTGAGGTAATATAAGACCCTTCATATATTTTGATATTATTAAACGGTATATTTGCACCAGTATTCTGTCTTGTTAACTCTTCTACCGTAACAAATTGATAATCAATATTATCAATTGTTGTTGTAAACACTGTTCCTGCTGGCATTGTAGCAGAAGACTTTGCAGAATTTAAAACTACGTTAACATCTGCATAACTAGCCTTACTAGAAGTAACTTCATAACCTAGTGTCTTCGCATGGGAAACAATACTAGAACGTAGAGTTGAAGTGTCTAGGAACATCTCATTTGCTAACATGTTCATGTTATATCCAAGATAATGTGTATTGTAAGCTAGGACATCCAATAAGGCACTTATTCCAGAACCTTCAAAATCGTAATCTTTAAATTGTGATTGGGATTTAAGGAATGTTTTAAGATTTGTTTTTACATCATCAAAATCAAATTCCGAAACATCTAACCTTCTTGATTCATTTGCCATTATCGTATTCTCTCTAATGCTAGTGTTAAGTCTATAAGTTCAGTAGGTGCATTAACTATGTAAAATTCTACTGAACACGTGTAACTATTTTTGTCTAGATCAGGATAAACATTAACACCAACAAGTCGTGCTCTTGGCTCAAAATTTTCTATAACATCTTCAACCTGTCGAGCAAGAATGACTGCTGTTGTTGGAGTCATCAATTCAAATAACATTCCTGTCACACCAGAATAAATTTCTGGATGAAATGGTTTTTCGTATTGGTTTGTTAATATAAGATTGCGTATTGATCTTTTTATTGCTTGGACATCATATATTGTATTAACATCGCCATCGGTATTATTCTTTCCAAAGAAAAGGTCTAGGTCAGAATATAATTGAGCTCCCCTACTAGAAGTTTTATTCTGTCCTTGAGCATCTGTAAACGCATCTGTATTTCTTGAACTTTCGTTGGTCAACGACTAACTCCTTTTACGTATTATTTATACAAATATTAATGTGTTTGCTTCATAGAATATGGAGTATATTTCCCCCACACATCTTTTGCTTCCCTTTTAATAAAAGGTTTATTAGTTTCGCTCTTTATCGGATTTGTGATAGTAAGGTAAACCTTTTTACCTTTCTTCCATGCAGAAACTTTATTTTTAAGTTCTTCTAATGGACTCCATAGATTTTTCTTTCCCATAATATTTCCCCTATGCTTCTAATATTTCTATTGCTCTTTCGTTTACTCTACGTTCACTAAGTCTTTTTTCTAATCTTTTAGCTTTTGCTTCAAATGCAGCTGCGGCAGGTTTTAACTTTGCTTCTAACGCAGCAAGATCGGTTGCCAATTTATCTCTTGCCTTCTTATCTCCAAATATCCCTTTTACTAAATCTTCTGATACACTTTCTGAAAAAGAATGTGCAAGTTCTTTCAGTGCTTTAAACTCTGGTAATAGTGAAGCCTTTGCTTTTTCTACTGCAACTACTGCTCCTGGCGGCAATTCAAAGTTTGGTATTTTAGAAGACAACGCTGATGTAATTGATACAGAAGAACTTCCGCTTTTAAGTGCAGAAGTTGCGGCAGAAATTGTTGAGGCTGAATCAGTTATGATACTATCTAAATCATATCCTCCTGACTTAATCGCTGGCCCAAATGCTGTGGTTATTGATGCTAACTTATTTGCATACTGATCAGTTCCTAGAGATAAACCATTAAGAGCCTGCAACTCTGCTTGTAGATTTAACGCAGCTGCAATTGGTAACTCTGCCATTAATCCTTTTGTTTTTTCTTTTAAATCTAATAAGTCTGATTCAATTTTTGCAACTAAATCGGCTGCAGTTGTAGCCAGATTAGTTTCCGTTAAAATTTTATCCTCTATTTCTGCAACCTTCCGAGCTATTGCATTATATAATTCACTAGCGCCTGGCAAGCTTGGTGTTTTAAAATCCATTCTAATCTCCTACAAAAACATCAGCAGAACCAGCTGCAGTTGGGGTGGGATTATGACCTGCTGAGTCAGCTAATCCGGCATCGGGTGTATG